TGCCTCTTTTGAATCGCAACCAGTTGCTCGACGTCAACGACCTCCCCCACAAGGAAGTGGAGGTTCCCGAGTGGGGCGGCGCTGTCCGCCTCATCACCCTCGGCGCGCGGGATCGCGTCGAATGGGAACGCGCGGCCTTCCCCGAAGGCAAAGATGTCGACGTCGAGCAGTACGTGGCAGGCCTCCTGCTTCGCACCATCGTCGGGGAGGACAACAAGCCCCTGCTGATGGCCGAAGACCTGGACGTCCTGGCCAACCGTAACCCGGTGATCCTGCGCCGGCTGCAGTCCGAAGCGCTGGCCTTGAATGGCCTGGGTCCGGCGAAGGCGAAGGAGCTTGAAAAAAACTCCGAAGCCACGCCGGCCGACGTAAGCACTTCGAGTTAGCGCAACGACTCGGCTATGCGCACCCCGACCTGATGTACGCCCAGCTGACGTCTCTACAGCTGGCCGAGGTCGAAGCGTATAGCCGAGTCGAAGCTGACCCGGAGGGTGAGGAAGCCCGCGTGGCGAGAATCGCCGCCGCACAGAAAGCTAGGTTCCGAGGGTTCGGCAAACAGGGGTAGGGCATGACGACTGTAGCGACCCTCGACACGGTACTCCGCCTCAACTCGGCGGCGTTCCGGCAAGGGATGATCGGGGCGGCGGCGCAAGCCAACGCCTCGCTCTCCAGCATCCAGAAAAAGGCCGCCGAGACTGCGAGCGTTCTGCTCCAGCTCAAGCGCGCGGCCAACACTTTCGGCAGCTTCTACCTGGTCAAGGAAGGCGTCGCCTCCCTGATCGAAGCGCAGAAGCAGCTCCAGTCGATCCAGTACACGCTCCAAGCCGCCACGGGTTCCTCCACCGTGGCTGCCGACGCGCTCGCGTTCGTGCGCAAAGAGGCCGCGCAGCTCGGCTTGGTGATCCCCGACGCGGCCGAAGGCTTCGCCAAGCTCTCCGCGTCGGCGACCGCCGCCGGCGTGAGCATGAACGACCAGAAAGAGCTGTTCGACGCCTACGCCAAGTCGTCGGCCACGCTGCACCTGTCCGCCACGCAGAGCAGCCGCGCGCTGCTCGCGCTGGAGCAGATGTTCGCCAAGGGCAAGATCCAGGCCCAGGAGCTGCGGCTGCAGCTCGGCCAGGCGATCCCAGGTGCCGCGCAGCGGTTCCAGAACGCCGTGATGGAGATGACCAAGGGCACGAACCTGGCCGGCAAGTCGTTCGACCAGCTGCTCGAAGCGGGCGACCTCACGACCAGCAAGTTCCTGCCCGCGCTCGTCTCCGCGCTGCGCGACTCCGGCCGCGGCTGGCAGGATGCGGCGCACGGCCTCAACGCCGAGCTGAACCGCGTGCAGACGGCGTGGTTCAACCTCAAGAGCGAAGTGAGCGGCGGCCTGTTCGGCGACGCCGTGACCGTGGGCGCCCGGCTGCTGGCCAACAACCTCGACAGCATCGCCTCGTCGATCACGCTGATCGGCGGTGGTGCGCTGGCGCGCGTGCTCGGCACGCAGTTGGCCTCCGGCGCCGGCAAGGTGCAGCGGCTGGCCGAGGAAGTGCGCGGCTCGCAGATGGCAGCGGCCGCCGAGGCGCAGTACACCGAGAAGACTCTGGCCGCCGCCTCGGCTTCGACGGCGCATGCGGAAGCCGCGGCGCTGGAGAACCAAGTCGTCAAGGATCTCGCGGCCGACGCGCTCGCGGATGCCAAGGCGCGCGAGATCGAGGCGTTCGGCATCAAGGAAGTCGCGCTGGCGGAAATGCAGCGCCTGGAGGCCGCCGCCGCGCTGAACGAGACGCTGGCCACCGGCACCGCTGCGAAGCGCGCGCAGGCCGAGATCGACGCCCGCCTGGCCGCCACCTCCGAAGCGCTGGTCATGGCCGAGCGGCAGATGACCAAGGCGGTCATCGAGCAGACGGCCGCGCGCAACACGCTGGCGATGGCCGAGGAACGCGAGGCCGCCCTGCGTGCCGGCGTCACCGTGGCCGCCGAGACCGAAGCGGCCGCACAGGCAGCCGCCACCGCCGCGAAGGAAGCCTCGCTCGCACTGGGCGGCGTGGGCGCGGCCGCGTTGCGCGCAGCCAAGTCGTTCGGCAGCTTCGCGCTCGGCCTCGTGGGCGGCCCGTGGGGCGCGGCGGTGCTCGGCATCGGCGCCGTCAGCTACGCGATCTACGAGGGCATCAAGGCGCACCAGGAGTACGAGCGCGAGACCCAGAACGAGGTGCAGTCGCTCGTCAACCTGCGCACCGAGCTGCAGGCCACCGCCGAGGACTACGGCAAGCTGCACGCGGCCAAGAATTACTCGCAGGCGCTGGACGTCTACAACGGCAGCGCCGACCAGGTGCAGAAGCTGCGCGATGAGCTGGACAAGCTGACCGCCGACCGCGACGCGCTCGACAAGGCGATGGCCAGCGGCCACGCTGGCGCGCTGGCGGGTCAGAACATGGACGACCTCAACGCGCGCATCAAGGCGTTGCAGGAGCAGCTGCAGCCGACCGAAGCGCAGTTGCAGAGCCTCGGCGCCGAGCTGTCGACCAACTTTGTCGTGAGTGTGGATGCCGCCAAGGCCGCTCTGGAGCGCTTCAAGCAGGGCGCGACGATGGCGGACGTGCTGGGCGCGTTCGGCGATGCAGTGGACGCTGGGCGCAAGCAAGCCGACGATCTCAAGGCGACGATCGACAGCGACAGCGCAGCGCTGCAGGCGATGGGCAAGTCTCTCGCCAACAAGATCCTGACCGACGGCAAGACCAACGAGCAGATCGCCCAGGCTCGCCTCGACCAGCAGCTCGCCACCATCAAGCAGCAGAAGCTGGGCCAGGCCCAGATCAATGCGCAGCTCGCGGCGGCCACGCAGGAGGCCGCGCCGATCCTCGACAAGGCCCGGCAGGCGGACGCCGCGGACGCCGCCAAGAAAGCGGCCGAGGCGGCGAAGTCGGCGGCCAAGCAGCAGAAGGAAGCCTACGACTCGGTAGTCAAGTCGGCGTTCGAGAAGATCGCCACCGAGCGCGAGCAGTTGGAAGGCGAGTCGAAGCTGACCGACGCTGAGAAGTTTCGCGCGAAGGTGCTGTCGGACATCGACAACGGCAACCTCAAGGTCTCCGGCTCGGCCAAGGCCTACCTGCTGGCGCTGCTCGATACCGGCGTGGCGCTGGCCAAGGCCAACAAAGAGGAAGCCGAGCACCAGCGCTCGCTCGCGCTGACGGCTGCGCTCGAAGACCAGCTCGCCTCGCGCCTGCAGAATCGCCGCGACCAGAACGCGATCAACGCGGCTGGCTACGGGCTGGGCACCGAGGAAGTCCAGCAGATGCAGGATGAGCTGCGCATCAAGCAGGACTACCAGCGCCAGATCGACCAGCTCAACAAGCAGGCGAACAAGGAACCGCAGGGCTCGACCAACGCGATCGGCGGCGCCGACTACAAGCAGCGCCTGGCCGACATTCAGCGCGCGCAGGCCGAGGAAACTGCGCTCTATCGCCAGGGCGTGGACGATCGCCTGAAAGCCGAGGCGGACTGGAAAAACGGCGCCGAGGCCGCGTGGCTGGACTACCGCGACAAGGCGCGCGACGTGGCCAGCCAGGTGCGCGATCTGACCACGACCGCTTTCCAAGATATGGAAGATTCGATCGTCAACTTCGCCACCACGGGCAAGTTCCAGTTCAAGAGCTTCGCCACCGACGTGCTCAAAGAGATCGTGCGCATCGAGACGCGCATCCTGATCTCCAAGGCGGTGAGCGCGATCCTCGGCATGTTCGCGGGCAGCACCGCCCCCTCGGGCGCGGGCGACTCGTTGAACGGCGGCGCCAACTACACCGGCCCCGGCTCGCTGTCGACGAGCTGGGGCGGCGGCCGCGCGCTCGGCGGCCCGGTGCAGTCGAACACGATGTACGAGGTCGCCGAGGGCGGCAAGCCCGAGCTGTTGAGCATGGCGGGCCGCACGTACCTGATGACCGGCCAGAGCGGCGGCCACGTCACGCCGGCGAGCGCCGCGGGCGGTGGCGGCAGCGCAGGCGGCGCCAACGTGAGCGTCGCGGTGAACGTGCAGGTGACCCAGCAGAGCGACGGCAGCACCAGCTCGAAGACCTCCACCGATAGCAACAAGGCTGCCGGCAAAGAGCTGGGCGACATGATGGCGTCGGTCGCCGAGCAGGCAATTAGCAAGGCGATGCGGCCCGGCGGCCAGATCTGGAAATTGACCGTGGGAGGCACGCGCTGATGGCCACGCAGACGTTTACTTGGATTCCGCTGATCGGCCCGACTGGCTCGGCGAAGCTGCGCACGCGCAAAGCGCAATACGGCGAAGGCTACCGGCAGGTATTGCGCGACGGCCCGAACAACAAGGTGCAATCGTGGCCCTTCACGTTCCGCGGCAAAGGGGCGGACATGCAGGCGATCGTCGACTTCCTCGACGCGCGCGGCGGCGACGAGTCGTTCTACTTCACCCCGCCGCTGGGCGTGCAGGGCTACTTCAAGTGCGAGGAATACACGATGGTGCCCGAGGGTAATGGCGTGTTCACCGTCTCGGCGACCTTCGAGCAGGACTTCAAGCCATGACCGGCAAGCTCTTTGCGGACGTCCAAACGTTGGAGCCGGGCGAGGACGTCTACCTGTTCGATCTCGATGCGCGTCCGATCACCGGCGGCGGAGCGGGCGACGTGCTGCACTTCCACGGCTACACGCAGGTGGGCGACATCATCTGGCAAGGCATCACCTTCAAGGGCTGGCCGTGCCAGATCCAGGGCGTGCAGAAGACCAGCGACCAGCAGCCGACGCCGACGTTCTCCGTGGGCAACATCGACGGGTCCATCAGCGCAATGTGCCTGGCCTACGAGGATATGGTCGGCGCCAAGCTGACGATCCACCGCACGCTGGGCAAGTACCTCGACGGGCAGCCTGGCGCGAACACCACGCAGGAGGCGTTGGACGTCTGGTACGTCGAGCGCAAGGCGCTGGAGACCAACACCGACGTGCAGTTCGAGCTGTCCAACGCGATCGACTTCGCCGGCGCGCAGCTGCCCGGCCGCCTGATCGAGTCGAGCCAGTGTGGCTGGTTGCACATCAGCGGCTACCGCGGCCCGGACTGCGGCTACACCGGCGGCCCCGTGGCCGACAAGAACGATGAACCCACGAGCGATCCGTTGCTCGACGACTGCGCGGGCCTCGTGCGCTCGTGCAAGTTCCGCTTCGGGACCAACGGCCAGCTCCGTCACGGCGGCTTCCCAGCAGCAGGCCTGGTGCGCTCGTGAGCCTCGAACCGCAGGTGCTGGCGGATTTCAAGGCGCATGCCGTCGCAGAGTATCCGCGCGAGTGCTGCGGTCTTGCCGTGGTGTTCAAGGGCCGGCAGATCTACGTGCCTTGCCGCAACCAAGCGGAGACGCCGGCGGAGCATTTTATCTTGCACCCGGAAGACTATGCAGCGGCCGAGGACCGCGGCGAGATCATCGCCGTGCTCCACTCGCATCCCAACGTGCCGGCGCGCGCCAGCGAAGGCGACCGGGTTTCCTGCGAGGGCTCTGGGCTGCCCTGGTACATCGTCAGCGTGATGCCGAGTGAGACCGAGGGCCAGCCGCCCGAGCCGCGCGAGGTGAACAGCATCGTGCCGGAAGGCTACGAGGCGCCGCTGGTCAACCGGCCGTTCGTGCACGGCATCCTCGACTGCTACTCGCTCTGCCGCGACTGGTACAAGCGCGAGCACGGCCTGGTGCTGCCGGACTTCGAGCGCCGCGATGCTTGGTGGAACGACGGCAGCTCCAGCCTCTACGAGCAGCACTTCGCCGAGGCCGGCTTCGAGGTGGTGACGCGCACGATCAAAGAGAACCTGGACGTGCTGCGGCCGGGCGACGGCATCCTCATGCAGATCGACGCCCGCAACCAGGTGCCCAACCACGCGGCGATCTACCTGGGCGACGGGCTCATGCTCCATCACCTCTACAACAGGCTTTCTTCACGCGACGTTTACGGTGGCCCGTGGCTCGACTACACTCGCGCCATCGTCCGGCACCGGAACCTCAAGTGACTGCCCGTACCGTTCGGCTCTATGGCGAAATGGGTTCGCGCTTCGGGCGCGTGCACCGCTTCCACCTCGATTCCGACAGCCCTGCCGAAGCCGTCCAGGCGCTCATGTCGCAGGTGCCCGGCGTGCGCCAGTACCTGATGAGCGCCAAGAAACGGGGCGTCGGCTTCACGGTATTCGCCGGCCGCCAGAACCTGGCCGAGAATGAGCTGACGCTACCGGCGGCCGCTAACGACGATGACATTCGCATCGCTCCGGTGCTGATGGGTTCCAAGAAAGGCGGCGTGCTGCAGGTGATCGTGGGCGTCGTGCTCGTGGCCGCCGCGGCGATCCTGTCGTTCACGCCCTACGCTGCCGCGTCGCCTTACTTGTACGCGGCCGGCATCTCGATGATCGCCGGCGGCGTCGTGCAGCTGCTCACGCCCCTGCCGAAGGGTCTGCACTCGAAAGACAGCGCCGGCAACATGCCGAGCTACAGCTTCAACGGGCCGGTCAACACGCAGGCCCAGGGCAATCCGGTGCCGCTGCTCTACGGCGGCCCGCTCAAGGTCGGCAGCGCGGTCATCAGCGCCGGCATCGACACGCTCGAAACCGTCTACGCCCAAGGCGGCCTGACCGTCGGCCATATGGGCGGTGGCGGCGGTTGCCCGGAGTTGAACATGCCGGTGCGCGTCGTGCGCAACGAGCGCGAGGTCGAGATCCCAGCGTGCGAGGTCCGCGCGGGCGACGTGCTGGTGACCGCCGATCCGGTGACGCTCGCGCCCGGCCGCGCGGTGGTGCGCTACAGCGAGCCGAAGCTGCAGCCCTGCGTGGGCGTGGTGCTGGCCGATCGCAGCCTGCATTGCTCGCGCAGCGCGCCGCTGCCGACGCCTACGGGCCTCTCTGACGCGCCGGACGTGGAAGGCTTGGCCGTGGCCGCCCTGCACGACGGTGAGGCGCGCTGGGACCGCGTGCTGGGCGTGTACGACCGCGGCATGCGCGAAGTCCAGCACATCGACATCGACAACGGCTGCTTCTGGGCCGGCGGCGTTCTGCACCACAACAAGCAAGCCAACATCACCGCACAGGACGGTCGCTAATGAACGCTGTGCTCAAAGGCGCGAAGGGTGGCGGCAGCCAGCCGCAAGGCTCGACCGAAGCGCCCGATACCCTCACCTCGACTGCGCGAGCGCGCATCCTCGACCTGGTGAGCGAGGGGCCGATCCTCGGCTTCCGCAACGGCGGCACGAACCCGCTGCAGGACGTCTATCTCAACGAGACGCCGGTCGCCAACCCGGACGGGTCGCTCAACTTTTCGGACGTCTACATCGACTCGCGCTCCGGCACGAACACCCAGGATTACATGCCTGGCTTCCCGGCGGTCGAGAACGAGTTTGGCGTGGGCACCGAGTTGAAGTCGACGGCCCCGTGGGCGCAGGCGATCAACAACCTCGACCTCACCGCCGTGCGCATCCGCCTGTCGGTGCCGTCGCTGCAGCAGAGCAACGCGTCGACCGGCGACATCACCGGCTACCGGATCGCGTACACCATCGAGCTGTCGACCGACGGCGGCGCGTTCGTGCAGGTAGTCAGCTCGGCGTTCTCGGGCAAGACCTCTAGCAAGTACGAGCGCACGCACCGCATCCCGCTGCCGGCCGCCACGACCGGCTGGACGGTGCGCGTGACGCGCCTCACCGCGAACAAGAACCTCGCCACCGTGGCCGACACGACGACGGTCGAGAGCTATACCGAGATCATCGACGCCAAGCTGCGCTATCCCAACAGCGCGCTCGTCGGCATCATCATCGACGCCCAGCAGTTCTCGAATATCCCCACGCGTGCCTACGACCTCTACGGCCGCATCGTCAGCGTGCCGAGCAACTACGATCCGACCACGCGTGCGTACACCGGCGTCTGGGATGGCTCGTTCAAGCCCGCGTGGACGAACAACCCGGCGTGGATCTTCTACGACCTGGCCACGCATCCGCGCTACGGCCTCGGCCGCTACGTCACCGCGGCGCTGATGAACAAGTGGGTGCTCTACTCGATCGCCCAGTATTGCGACCAGCTCGTGCCGGACGGCCGCGGCGGTCAGGAGCCGCGCTTCACCTGCAGCCTCTACATGCAAACGCAGGCCGACGCGTACAAGGTGCTCAACGATCTCGCCTCGGTGTTCCGCGGCCAGATGTACTGGGCCGGCGGCGCGATTCAGGCGGTCGCGGACATGCCTGGCGACCCGGACTACGACTACTCGCCGGCGAACGTCATCAACGGCGAGTTCCAGTACGCCGGCAGCGGCCGCAAGACCCGCTACACCGTCGCGCAGGTGAGCTGGAACGACCCGGACGACTTTGGCCGCGCCAAGGTCGAGACGGTCATCGACCGCGACGGCTTGAAGCGCTACGGCTTCCAACCGACGCCGATCATCGCGGTCGGCTGCACCTCGAAGGGCCAGGCCCAGCGCCTCGGCCTCTGGGTGCTCTACACCGCGCGCCTGGAGACCGAGACGGTCGTGTTCAAAGTCGGCGCCGACGGCATCGTGGCCAACCCCGGCCGCATCGTCCGCGTGTTCGATCCGGCGCGCGCCGGCAAGCGCCAGGCGGGCCGCATCCACTCGGCAACGACGACTTCGGTCGTGGTCGACCAGATGCCCGACCTCGTGGCGATCGGCGACACGATCTCGTGCACCACGTCAGACGCGGTTACCGAGACGCGCACCATCAGCGCGATCGACGGCCCGAGCAAGACCATCACCGTCAGCAGCGCGTTCTCCGAGGTGCCGGCGGCCGAGACGATGTGGGGCGTGGAGAGCATGTCGCTTGTCGCGGCAACCTACCGCGTGTTGAGCGTGGCCGAGCCTGCGTCGACCGACGAGGCGCTGGAGTACACGATCACCGCGCTGCGCCACAACGCAAGCAAGTTCGACGCCGTGGACATCGGCGCCGCGATCGAAGACCCGCCGATCACCACCATCCCGCCGCCCTCGCAGCAGGGGCCGGCGCAGGTAGTGCTGTCCGCCGCGCCGGTCAAAGGCGCCGTGCTGGTCTCGATCCAGCTCAACATTCAGTGGCTCCCCGCGCTGGGCGCGGTGAAGTACCGCGTCGAGTGGCGCCGCGACAACGGCAGCTGGAATGAGCTGGCCCCGCAAACCGGCCTGTCGGTGGATCTGCCCAACGCCGACCCAGGCTCCTACGAGGCCCGAGTGTTCGCGATCGGCGCCGGCGGCAACAGCTCGCTCCCGGTGTACGCCGACGCCCTCGCGGTCGACGACCCGACGACGCTGCCAACGACGGTCGAGGCGATCCAGACCCAGGCCAACGAGGCGGCAACCGACTCGTCGAACGCGCTCGCGCAGCTGGCCTACATCGCCAGCGACAACACGCTCGCGCAGGGCGAGAAGTCGCTGGTGCTGCGTGACTACTCGGTCATTACCACTGAGCAGGCGGGCATCGACGCCGAGGCCGCGCGCTACAACATCACCACCGAGAAGACCGCCTACGACAACGCGATCTCGGCGTGGTCAGCGTACCTCGGCACGCTGACCACGCCGACGCTGTGGAGCGACATCAGCGGGGATACCGACATCGTGGGCGCGACGTGGCGCGCGAAGTGGACGGCCGTCTATACGGCTCGACAGACGCTGCTCAACAAGATCCTCGCTTCGGCCAAGGCCAACGGCGACTACGCGGTGAACCTGGGGCTTAGCGCACCCGTGGTCAACCCCACTTTCCGCAACGGGCTCGACAGCTGGACGTTCGACACGGCCGGCGCTGGCGAGTGGGCGACGGGTTCCGGCGGCAACACCCCGGACTCGGCGCAGACGACGTTCCTGCAGCACACGGGCGTTGCCGGGCAGGTGACGACGTGCGCGCACAACACGGGTGGCGGCATCCCGGTCAAGGTCGGGCAGACGGTCACCGCGATGGTGGCGCTGCGCGCGGTCAACCCCAACGCCACGGCACGAGCCTACGTTCGCATCGGTTGGCGCAATAGCGCCGGCGCGCTGTTCAGTAACTCGACGCAAGGCGTGACGATCTGCACGACGACTGCCGGGTCCAACTACTTCGTCCAGGGCGTCAGCCGCGTCTACGGCACGGCGCCTGCGGGGGCGGTCAGCGCCTGCGTGGAGATCGAGTTCGACAGTCACACTTCTGGCTTCTATACCGCCACGTCCGCCTGGATCGCCGCCGGCCACGCCAGCGCCGACGAGATCCCCGAGTCGGACGTGCGCAAGTGGGCGGCGGAGAGCGGCGCAGACGTGACCGCCGGCAAGAGCCTCGACGTCCTCGTGGACGGCACCTACGTGCGCCAAATGATGCCTACGGGCACGGGCTACGCGTGGCCGATCGACAACGCTACGATGGCGGCGCAGGCAGCCTGGGGGGATGGGGGCAACGGGCATGCGTACTACCAAGGCGCTGGCCCCGCGCCGGCTGTCGGCAGCCAGTACCTGGTGCTGCAGGCGACGGCCGCCGGCGGGTATATCCAGTACTACCGAATGTTCCCCGTTGTTCCAGGCGACAACATTTCGGCCACGGCGCTCATTTATGCGGCGTCGGGGATCAACTGCTATCTAGCCGTCAATTTTCTCAACGCTGCGGGCAGCTATATCGGTCGCTTTACGACCCAAGGTTCCACATCGGTAGCGTGGCTTACCCGCCAGGGCAGCGGCGTGGTTCCCGTAGGAGCAGTAAAGGCGTACCTCACGCTGGGCATGGACGCGGCGGGTTACGCGGCGCTCAACTTTCTATCGGTAGCGACGAACGATGTTCGGGTCGCTGGCAGCGGCGCGCGCCTCGGTGATCTGCGCAACCAGGTGATGGTCGGCGTGGGCAACTACGCCTCGGGCTGGACCGGCGGCGGCATCACGTACAGCGCGACCACGACCAGCGCGACCATCAGCGTTGCCGCCGGCACGCTGCAGATCGGCAGCGCCTCGCTGACCTACAACGCGTCCAGCACGACGGTTAGCGGCTCGGCCGGCGCGACCCGCACCTACTACCTCTACTACGACGACGGCGGGTTCACCGGCGGCGCCAAGACCCTCAACGCCACGACCAGCACGATCACCGCGCTGGCGGCAGACGGCCGCGTGTTGATCGGCAGCGTGACCTTCACCTTCCCGACCAGCGGCACGGGCTCTGGCGGCGGCGGCACGAGCTGCCCCAGTGTGGATGCGTGGGTGATCCGCCGGGTCGAGGACTCGGAGGGCGACTACGAGCACGTCCGCGCTGGCGAGATCGAAGTCGACGACTACCTGCTGCTCACCAGCGGCGCCTGGGGCCGGGTGACCTACTCCAACCGCGTGCTGCAGCCGGGCGTTCGCGTGTACGATCGCGACGGCCACACGCTGACGTGCTCGCGCAGCGCTCCGCTGGAGCTGGCTGGCGGCGCTGGCATCACGGCCGCGCATGCCAAGGGTCATTCGGTTCGAGTCCGCCACGCCGGCGCTACGCGGCTGGCGCAGATCGCCCAGACAGAGGACGTCGGTGCACTATGGGTCCAGCACATCACCTGCGAGAACGACTACTTCTGGACGGGCGACTTCCCGACGTTCCTGTTCGCGCATCACAATCTCAAGCCGATCGGCAACAACTGACGGGGAAACGCGCCGTGACCTACCAGAAAACCACCCTCGCCCTGGCCAACCCCGAGCAAGCGATTGCGCTCGCACTCGCGCAGTTCTCGGTCGTGGACGCCTCGCTGGCGCAGGAGCTGCAAGCCGCGGGCGCAACAGTGCTGCTCGATGACGGTACGCGCGTGTGGGCCTCCTGCGTGGTGCACGATCGACCGGAGACGCCGCAGATCGACTTCCTCACCGCGGCCATCGCGTGCAACGCTGACGGCACGCCTTGGCTCAAGGCGAATGGCCAGATGGTCTGCTCGGTGTTCTGGAGCGCCGTGTCGCCTGACCGCCTGGCCGAGTTGAGCATCGGCGTGGTGCGCAAGGCGCTGCTGATGGTGGTTCTCGGCGAGCCGCAGCCGCAGGTGCCGATCCCGGTGCCGGCCGAGGGTGGCCCGACGGAGCAAGATGCGCTGCCGGGCGTCCACGCGGACTCTCATTCGATCCGCACGGCGATCACCGCGGCCAACGAGCTGACCGCGCCGCTGGTCGACGTCCTCTAACTCACTTGCGGTAGCGGCGGCCGCGCCACGCGCCGGCTGCCTTGATCGGCCACGGTCCCTTCGCGTCGCACGCCCAGGGCGGCATGCGGCCCATGATCGCGGTGTATTCCTCGCACGACCCGAAGCCGACCGGCACCTCGCTGACGTTCTCGTCGTACACGTGCAGCACCAGCGGATAGCCGGCCGCTTCGAGGTTCACCTGGCTGTAGCGCAAGATGTCGTTGGCCACGGCCTGGCAGGCGTTCTCCAGCAGCTTGCCGGCGTAGGTGTAGAGCGTCACCCAGCCCTTCGCGCCCATCTTCGGGTTCGTGTTGTAACCCTCGTAGCTGATCGAGAGGCCGCGCCAGGAGTCCTTGGCGGGGCGCAGCCGTGGATGGTGATAGAACAGGCACCGGCCGCTGGGCAGGCGCATATGCAGCACGTCCTGGTAGACGAACATCGTCAGGCCCGAGTGCGTGCCGTCGAGGCGCATGACGGGAAACTCGAAGCCCGGCTGCTGGATCGCCGCCACCGCCATGCCTTCGAGCCCGTAGAGGTGCGGCCGGCGCTGGTAGCCGCGGCCGATCGACTGGCCGCCGCCCAGGTGCACGATGGCCGGCGAGGCGTTACGCCAGGCGATGCACAGCTCGCGCGCCTCATCGTCGGTGCCCTGGTAGCCGCCCATGTCGCGCAGGGCTCCAATCCAGCCCAGATAGCCCAGCGCCAGCTCGGCGACCTTGCCTTTCTTGCGCAGCGGGTGGTGGTTGCCGGTGTCGGTCTTGTACTGCAGCAGCTCCGACAGCTGCATGTTGAACATCGCCGCGGCCGACGCCTCGTAGATCTTGCCGTGGGTGCGAAACACCTCCAGGCGCCATTGCTCGCCGGCGAGCGCCGCATTGACCACAGCCTCGATCGCCGAGAAGTCCGCGCAGATGTGCTCGTGCCCGTCGTCGGTGCAGAACAAGCCGCGCAGGCAGCCCGCCATTGTGCGCAGCGCGTCGCCCCAGATCGCCTCGACCTGATCGAGCGAGCCGGTGCGGACGGTCGCCAGCGCGTCTTCCATCGCGTCGGCGTTCCACTCGTGGGCCTTGGCGTTCGGCGCGCGCACGCTGCGGCACCACGGGCACACGAACCGATCGCTGGGGAACCAGTGATGGCACGCGGCGCAATGGAACACCTCGGGGCCGGAGTTGGGCAGGTTCGTCGGCTGCGGGCCGTTGCCGGTCGGGCGGCCGGTGCGTGCACCGTGGAAGGTAAAGAGGTCGTGTAGTCGGTCAGCGCGGGTGAGTTGGTTGCGGATGGCGAAAACCTTTTTCACCGAGGCGCTGCCGACGGCTTGACGGATCTCCAGCGCGCGGCGCACCGCCGGCCGGTTCTCGATCGTGCGCAGGTTCTCGTACTGCAGCGCGAGGTCTAGGCCCGATTCCGGGTCGACCCATTGCGTCGCTTCGAGCTTGTCGGCGAGATCGAGCTGCGCGAGCGCGTCGTCGACCTGTTCCTCGTCGAGCCCGTTGAGGTACATCTTGTGCCCGCCGATCCACTCGACCAGCTTCTCAACCTCGCTCGCCCGCGCGACGGTGCCGCCGGTCAAGACCGCCAGCTCGCCGTTGTAGCGCTCCAGCACCTGGTTCACGACGGCGCAGCAGGCCTCGGTGCTGGCCCGGTCGATGTGGACGCCACGCGTGTTGATCGCCTGGTCGATGAACCAATACTGCAGCTCCGGCGCCGGCAGATCCGGCACGCGGCTGGAGATCTCCGCCTCGGCCTCGATGTCGCGCACGTTGTAGGCGTAGAGCTTCGGGCCGTCGACCGGATCTTCCTCGGGCCGGATGCGCCGGCGCGCGTCGGCCTTGGTCGGCTTGCGCGGCATCGAGAACAGCTTGAGCAGGCGTTTGCCGTCGGCGTCTTTCTTGGCGTCGATGTTCAACACGTCGCCCACGTCGCCCAGCGACGGCGGCAGCGCCCACGCGCGGCACTTGGCCATCGAGCAGCGAAACTGCGCATCGAGCATCGGCGGCCAGCCGAGGCGCTTGACCATGACGTTGCGGTAGATCCAGCGCTCGAAGCCGGCGTTGTGCGCTTCGAGGATGCCACCGGAGACGATGTGCACCACGAGGTCGACCGGCATCGGCATCGGCATGCCAGGCCGCCACCAGCGCTTCCCCAGGCCGTCCTTGAGGTCGTAGGCGAGGCTAAGCACCTCCGTTGACGGGTGCTCGCTGTAAGCGGCCGCACCGATCACGGGGAGGCCCGCCTTGCCCTTCGGCGCACCCTCCGGCCCGGTCCACTTCTGCTGGCCCTCCAACCAGACGTAGCCGGCCTCGCTGTAGGTCTCGAAGTCCCAGTCGGGATAGACGGTCGCGACGCCAAGGCCGGCACGGAGCTGGTAGCCGGCGGGCAGATCCGCCAGGCGTGGAGGGGGAGGTGCAAGGATCACAGGTACACTCGATGGCCGGCGGCGAAGATGCAGCACGCGGGGTACTGCGTGCCCGTGAGGAAAGTCCAGCCCGTCGCGCGGTGCACCTCATGGCAACTCGGGCACATCCAACGGCCGCGGTCCTTGCGCCACTCCGTCGTGTGCGTGTGCAGCACGTTGTACTCGCGGGCGATGCGTGCCTTGCGCTCGGCCAGCTTGCGCGCGGCGCGGCGCGTGCGGGCCTTGGCCAGCATCTCGCCGGCGACAGCGATGAGATCTCGGATCATCGTCAGGCGTCCTGCGGCCGGGGGAGACCGAACCACATCTCCAGGTAAATGAACAGCCGCTGCAGCTCCAGAATCGCCAGCGTCGCGCGCTGGTCGTAGGTGGCGTCATCGGCCGAGTCGTCGAACACGCAGTCGTCGAAGGCGAGCTTGCGGATCACCAGATCCTCGCCCAGCACCATGCGCATCTTGCCGTCGAAGTCGACCCCGAGGCGGTAGACCTGTTTGCCGTTGCGCAGGTTCTCCTGCACGTCGTCGGCTGCGAGATCCTGCCGGCGGAAGCGCGCGATGGCGCCCGTGTTGCTCGCCGGGTCGCGCAGCTCGCACTCGTCGCCGAGGGTCAGCTGCGTCGGCAGATGATCCCGTGAGTAGAGCCAGTCGGTCAGCAGCACGCGCGGGCCTTCCTCGGGCGCGAGCGGCACGGCCGGGAACGATCCCAGTGCCTCGCGCAGCTCGGTCAAGACCAGCTCGCCGCGCTTGCGGCTGGACGTGTCGATGACCAGGTAGCCGTTGGCCAGATCCACGTAGCCGTCGGTCGGCATGTAGCGCACCGGCGCGTGGGGCAGCATCTGGGTGATGACGTCTTCCTTGATCCTCTTGCGCTCGCGGCCGCCGACCTTCCGGCCTTCCTCGTCGGCGATGGCGCGCACGCGCTTCTCGACCTCTTGGTTGACCGAGGCCGTCGGCAGCAAGCGATCGTGGGTGCCGACCCGGAAGATGATGCAGCCGGACACGTCGCGCGTCATGGCCGGGTCACCATGTAGCGGTTGCGCGAAGCCGCTGGTGTGCAGCTCCTGCGGGCCGGGGGAGCGCACGGGGCGCTCGGCGACCACGCCGGGCAGGTTCACCATCAGATCCGCCGCGACGGCCGCGGAGAAACGAAACAGGGTGAGGTTGCGTGGTTTCATTGGGCGAGGCTCTGCACGCAAGTGTCGTAGCTGGCCGCCAGCACGTCGCCGGCGTCAAGCCCGTGGGCGTTCTGCTCGGCGACCTCGCGCGTGTTGCGGGTCAGCGGCAGCATGTCGAGCGCGCGCATCTTCGCCTCGATCTCCGCGTCCGATGCGCCGGCGTTGGTCTCGGCGACCACGAACGAGGTCGAGTCGGCCAGCAGGCGGCAGAAGTGCGCGTCGCGCTGCTGGGAGTGGGACAGGTAGCTTTGGGCGTTGGCGGCCAGCGGCAGCGCGAACGCGATGAGCACGAGCATCTTGCGCATGACGGATCTCCTGAAAAAGCCCGCGGCGTGCTCTGGGGAGACAGCGCCGCGGGAAGTGGCCCCGGTAGCGGGGATTACGCGGCCAGCAGGCCGTGTTGGATGAGCTGCGCGTCGGTCCAGCCGTTCGCGATGTAGCTCTCGTAGGGCACGCCGTTGGCCGCGGCGGTCATCACCTTGGCCGGCGGAGCGGCCGGGGCTGCGGGAGCCCCAGGCGCAGCCGGAGCAGCCAGGATCGCCGGGTTCGGCGCGACGGGCGTCGGAGTCACCGGAGCAGCCGGCGTCACCGGGGCGCCCGGCAGCGGCGCAGCGCCACCAGCAGGAGCACCCGGAAGCGGGGCGCCCGGCAGCGGAGCACCACCGGCCGGCGGGGTCATGGTCGTCACCGGCACGGAGCTGGCGCCGGCGGGCAATGCCTGGTTGCCGAAGCCCACGGCCGATGCATCCGGGCCGACGGTGATCTCGGGGCCGAAGCCCGAGTGCGCCACCATCCCGTGGTTGATGAACATGCCGGGCTTCTGCGTCGACTCGTTGCTACCCACGGTGCCGAACACCTGCACGTAGTGGCCCAGCTTGATCGCGGCCGCGTCGACCGTGGAGGTGCCCTTCGCGTCGAAGGTCTTGGGCGCGAAGCCGCTGGAGAAAAAGACGATCCAGTGACCCGGCCAGCCCTCGTTGTCGCAGGGCTTCTTACCCTTGAGGTTCGGAATCTGGCTGTCGCCGTCCTTCACCTTCCACGCGAATTGCGGACTGTTGTACTGACCCTGCGGCCAGCAGCGCAGACCCTCGGCGTAGATCTTCTGGCCCCACTCCGTCTGCGCCCACGACTGCTCGCCGGTCTTCGGGATCGCGACGGCAAAGAAGTAGTCGACGCGCGGCTGGCCAGCCGAAGGGCCGGACTTGATGGTGAGGGGGCGACCTTCCGCATCCTTGTCCTGCGGCTTGGTCAGGGAGCCGGCGACCAGGCGGCCGATCGGAAACAGGACTTCAATTTTCTGGGTGCTCATTTGGCAAATACCTTTCGGGCTTGGGTGACGTCCGCGGGCACCAGTTTGAGCGAGCCGCGTGGACGGAAAGAGTATTGACTAATGACGGTTTCGTCAATACCGAGTTTGATTGCTTGCGTCGGAGTGATGGGCTCCGGCGGCTTGGTCAGCGACTTCCCGTAGAGCTGCCCGAGCGCGATCACGTCTTCGATCGGGCGGTTCCACGTCAGATGCGGCTTGGTCTCACCGAGACCCCAGTGCGGCACGTACTCGCCACGCCGCAGCTGCTCCATCGCCTGCGTTTCGAGCCCGTCGACGCGCGCCTTCAATGCGTCGTAGGCCCGGCGCAGCCGCTTGAGTTCCGAGCCGGTCTGCGAGGCGGTGAGGTCGAAGGGCACCGGCGCCGATGCGATGGCCGCGGCGTCGTAGGCCGACTGCTGGAGCGCCGTGCACGCGTGGCGAGCCTTGCAGTCACGGCACCACGCGCCGACGGTGCATTGCGCGTCGTCCAGCACCGCACGCTCGGCCGCCGCGCGCAGCTCGTTGAAGTAGGGCAGGAGATCCTGCGCCCGGATCTCCCAGGTGCGGATCGGCCCTTCGCGGCGGTAGCTGCGTGGCTGGATGATGTGCATGCGCACCAGCATGTCGGGGCTGGCCAGGTGGAGCGGCAGATCCCCGATGATGTCCGCGACGTAGCAGAGCAGCTGCTGGTTCTCGAACACCTCGACGTAGCGGAACCCGTACTTGTAGTCCCACACGTCGAGCACGTTGTTCCAGAGCGCCCAGCCATCGGGCGTGCCGTACACCTGCGGGTGAATCGTCCGCCGGGTTGTGGCCAGCTCGACGCGCAACGCCTGGGGGATCGCGCGGATCGCCTCGGCGCCGAAGCGTTCGAGGACGTGGTTCGAGTAGAGGTTCGCGCCTTCCTGCATGTCGTGATCGATCACCACGCCGTTCGGAGCGGCCACGCCGACGTCGAGCAGCACGCCTGTGAGCAGGAGGGTGCGAGCGACCCAGTGGGCCGCATCGCCTTCCCGCGCTTCCTCGCCGTCCGTGTCGGGGTACAGCCGCTCCAGTTGCGGAGAGCCTGCGCACCAGCGCCAGCGACCCGCGCTGCTCGGCGCGAGCGGAGCATGCACGCCGCTCACAGAACGATCTCGCAGCAGGCGGCCGGAATGTGCCAGTCGCCAACCTTGACCGTCGCCGGGTGCGTGCGCATCGCTTCGACGCGTTCCTCGACGATGTAGATGTTGCCGACCAGCTTGCCCATCGCCGGCACCCAGCCTTCCCACTCCGGCGCCGACTGGAACACCCGCACGCGCAAGCCGACGCGGATCTGATCGGGGCTGCAGCGCGCCGGCGGCTGCTCGACCAGGGCGTGCGCGGTGAAGTGCACGTCTCCTACCGATGCGATCTCGGCGCCCAGCGTGCAGTCGACGTCGTGCGTGTCGATGTTGCCGCATTGCACGCACGGGTCGCCGAGCGCGGTGACGGTGCCGGTCGGCGCGCAATACGGGCCGGCGGCGATCTTCGCGCGGATCAAGCGATCCATCTCGGCGGCGATGAGCTGGCCAGCCTTCGACAGCTCGCGCAGACGGTCGCCGGGCTTCCACCACGCGTCGTCCCACGTCGACGGCCAGCCCTCGGGTGAGAGGCCGCAGTAGCTCCGCTCATCTTCGGGCATGGCGTAGCACGCCGCGGCAGACGCCAGCTCGCCGCGGACGTACTGATCGTCGCGCTCCGTCGAGAACCCTTCGACATCGCGCACGCGCTCGCACTCCAGCTCGATGAGATTGAGCCCCGTGGTCGTCGGCGCCAGGTGCTGCTCACCGGGCTTGGGCATCCACGCCTGCATCGCGGCGGTGATAGCGACACGGCCCTTGAGTTTCAACAGGATGGCGCCGGCCAGCGCCTGGCCGCGCGCCTCCGATTCGGCGTCGGGCGTGTCGTCGAGCTGCAGGATGCCCAGCAGCCAGGTGAGCATTTCAGTATCGGTGCGCTGCATGGTCATCGCCCCTTACGCCGGCAGGCGGTCGACGAACGACTGGAACAGCTCGGGGTGCCGCGCGAGATCCGCGAAGGCGGCAAGGCCGATTGCGGCAGCGTGGGCGGTGAGATCCGTCTGGGTCAGCTTGCCCTCGCCCTGCAGCTTCACGACGCGCGTGACGATGCCGGGGAAGTCGAGCGGCGCACCACTGGCGGCAGGTGCCGGCGGGGCAGCAGGCGCAGCGGCGGGTGCGGGCGGAGCCTCGGGCGCCGGCGGGGCAGGCGGCGCGGCAGGCGCAGCGGCGGATGCCGGCTGGGCGTTGGCCATGCCCTCGCGCAGCTCGCGCTCGACCGCCTTCACCGTCATCTCGGCGACGCCCTTGCGCAAGCGCCAGGTGCCGTCTTTGTTCTGGGCGCGGCTGCCGGAATGGATGCGCTCATCCCAGGGCAGGCCCGTCTTGTCCAGCGCAACCGCGCCGTTGGCAGGGGCCGGCGCCGCAGCGGGTGCACCAGCCGTCGCGGTAGCCGGGGCAGGCGGGGCCGCGTTCGAGGCGGTCGAAGTATCCGTCGGAGCCGCGGGGGCAGTCGGAGACGCCTCGGCAGCGGCAGGCGACGGGGCACCGGCCAAAGGGCCGCCACCGAACACCTGGGCCGGGTCGGGCATCGACTCGCCCGCGGTGACAACGGTCGAGCCGGGCAGGGTCGTGGCGCCGGTCACGACGGGAACGCCCGCCTTGTCGGCCGCAGCGATGAGGTCGGCGACCACCGCGCCGCCAGGCCGCGAAACCGCGAAACCGTAGATCTCGCCGATGGCGGAAAGCAGCGGCGCGACTTGAGCGCGAGACTCGGTGCCGTCCAGTTCAATTGTCAATTTCATGCGTTGCTCCTGTGAAGGGTGTGTTGACGCGCCGGCACTCTAAACGCATACTGTCGGCCCCGTCAATAGGGATTTTCAGATGCCGACGCTTCGCCCATACCAAGCTCAACTGGAACACGGCATTTACTCCGCGTGGGCCGAGTTGGAAGCCGCGAATCCGGTGCCTCCGCCGGGCGGCCACGTGGTAGGCATCCAAAGTCCGACCGGCTCGGGCAAGACGGTCACGTTCTGCGACGTGATGAGCGCCCACAACTGCGCCAGCGCCGCCATCGCGCACCGCAAAGAGCTGGTCAGCCAGATGTCGATTGCCCTCGCGCGCAACGGTGTGCGCCATCGCGTCGTCGGCCCCGATGCGCTGCGCCGCGAGATCACCAGCCTCCATATGGCCGAGCTGGGGCGCAGCTACTACGACCCGAGCGCCCGCTGCGGCGTGGTCGGCATTGACTCGCTTCCGGGTCTCAGCGATTGCGACCCCTGGCTCAACCAGGTGCAGCTCTGGATCGGCGACGAGGGCCATCACTTCCTGCGCGAGAACAAGTGGGGCCAAGGCGTCGCGAAGCTGCGCAACGCGCGCCGCGGGCTGCTCGCTTCCGCAACGTGGTTCCGCGCAGACGGCAAGGGTCTGGGCCGCGGCGTGTTGTTGCCCGACGGCAAGTGGAGCAACGACGGCATCGCCGATCGCCTGGTGCTCGGCCCGTCGATGCGCGACCTCATCGACCAGGGCTATCTCACCGACTACAAGCTGATCGCGCCGGAGTCGGACATCGACTACTCGCAGGTGCCGGTCACCGAGAGCGGCGATCTCTCACCGGCGAAGCTGCGCGCGGCCGTGCACAAGTCGACGCGCATCGTTGGCGACGTGGTGGAGCACTACCTCAAGTTCGCCGCGGGCAAGGTCGGCGTGACCTTCGCCGTGGACATCGAGGCGGCCACGGAGATCGCCGCCGCGTACCGCGCCGCGGGCGTGCCGGCCGAGGTCATCAGCTCCAAGACGCCGCCGGCGCTGCGCGCGCTGCTGCTGCGCCAGTTGCGCAACCGCGAGATCCTGCAGCTGGTCAACGTCGATCTGTTCGGCGAGGGCTTCGATCTGCCGGCGATCGAGGTCGTGTCGATGGTGCGCAAGACCGAGAGCAAGTCGCTCTACGACCAGCAGTTCGGCCGCGGCCTGCGCCTGATGATCTCGAAGGATCTGCAGGATCGCTGGGATACCTTCACCGACACGGAGCGCCGCGCCCACATCGCCGCGAGCCCGAAGCCCTACGCCATCATCATCGACCACGTGGGCAACTGGGAGCGCCACCTGCCGCCCGACGGCCCGCGCTTCCATACGCTCGATCGTCGCGAGCGCCGCGCACGCACGCTGCCGGTCGACGCCATCCCGCTGCGGGCGTGCTTGAACAAGAATCCGCTGTGCCTGCGCACCTACGAGCGCGTGCTGCCCAAGTGCCCCTACTGCGGCCATAAGCCGGTGCCGACGGAGCGCTCCGCGCCGGAGCTGGTCGACGGCGACCTGGCCGAGGTCGATCCAGCCGTCATCGCCGCGCTGTGCGGCCGCGTGGCCAAGGTCGACGGAGCGTTCTACGCGCCGGCCGGGCTCGAAGGCGCCGCGGCGCAGGCGGCCAAGAATCGCCACGTCGAGCGCCAGCATGCGCAACGCGAGCTGCGTGGTGCCATCGCCCTCTGGAGCGGCTACCAGACCGTGCTGGGCCGCGAGATGGCCGAGCAGCACCGCCGGTTTTTCCATATGTTCGGCATCGACGTGCTGACCGCCCAGTCGCTCGGGCGCCCGGAAGCCGAGGCGCTGCACGCTCGAATCACAGAACGCTTGACTGCTGACGGTATCGTCAGTAGTGTTGGCCACGCTCAACTACCGGAGTTTGCTTAATGATCCGCGTTCCCGTACTACTCGGCTTCAACCACGCGCAGCAGATCGGCACGCTGGAGGTCGACGAGAAACAACTGCCTCCTGGCGCCGGCTATCACTTCGCGCTCGGCTATCGCGTGCTCGAACACAACGGCGCGTTCGCGGAGAAGATCGAGCTGCTGTGCGTGGGCCTCACGCCCGACGACCAATTCCGGCCCGAGACGCTGCCGCGGCCTTTCGACGGGAGCGCCGCATGAGCCTCGAAGTCATGCGCGAGTGGGCTGCCTCGTGGGGTATCTCCCCGGCCGCGCTCATCGACCTTCGCGCCCGTCTCGGCGCCGGCGACGCTCCGCCGCTGCAGTCCGGCACGAGCGAGGCGGCGGTGCAGAGCCAGGTGCGTCTCGAAGGGAGCCGTAAGGGCATCCATCTGTTCCGCAACAACGTGGGCGCGATGTACGACGAGGCGGGCAACTTTGTGCGCTTCGGCCTGGCCAACGACTCGGCGGCGATGAACAAGGTCGTCAAGTCTGGTGATCTCATCGGCATCCGCCCGGTGCTCATCACGGAGCGGCACCTGGGCTCGGTGATCGGCCAGTTCGTCAGCCGCGAGATCAAGGCCGGCGGTTGGCGCTACGCTGGCACCGAGCGCGAGCAGGCGCAGCTGGCGTGGGCGCAACTCATCATTGCTAACGGCGGCGACGCATCGTTCGCTTCCGGGGAGGGAACGCTGTGAGGTACTGGGACTGGACAGACTGGTTGTTCGCCGCGTTCATCGCCGTGGCGTCGGTCGCCATCGTGGGCGGCTTGGCCACCGCGATCGTCGTTCTCGTGCAGCGGGAGCGCAGCCCGACGTTCGAGTTGCGCAAGGCCGACTGGCATTGCACCGCGCATCACCAGGAGACGCGCCTCTTGCCGATCCATAGCGGCAAGACCACGATCATCGTGCCGCAGTCGGATGACGTGTGCGACACCTACGTGAGGGTCGGTCGATGAGCACCACGATTACCGTCGCCGCCATCGATGGCCAGCGCGTGCGGATCGACGTCGACTCGATCAAGGGCACGAAAGGCTACGCCATGCACGGCGGCCGCGCGCACCACACGGACATCACCTACGAGCATCCCGACGGGCAGCTGCGCCTGGTGCGCATTGCCGAGCGGGAGGTTCGGTTTCTGGACTTGGTTCGGAGACTCAAGCGATGCACCGCAAAGCCCGACAACTCGCCCTGACCCTACCCAATGGCAAGCACACGTCGCCGGCGTTCGAGCGCGCCAAGCGCGAGGCCGCGGCGATGGGTCTCTACGTTGAACCCAAGCCTCTATTGACGCCATCGTCGGTTCCGGCTACCGTGCCACCGACCCATTCTGGACCCAAGAAATGAAACGCATCCGACTCGAAGCCGACGTCCGCAAGCAGGTGATCCTGGCCCGTGCCATGACCCTCGCGGCGAAGCACGGCTACACGAACATCACCCGCCAGCAGATCGCCGAAGCCGCCGGCGTGGTCGAGGCCACGGTCTCGCATCACTTCGGCACGATGGTGCAGTTCCGCCGCGCGCTGATGCGGGCCGCCGTGGACGATGCCGGCAAGACCCCAGCCGCGCTCAAGGTCGTGCTGCAGGGCTTGGCCGACAAGAATACCTACGCCGCCAAGGCGTCTGACGATCTCAAGGCCCAGGCCGCCGCGGTGCTGGCATGAGCCTGCCCGACGAGCTGGAGCGCGTGCAGCAGCTGACCGGCGCTCCGGCGTCGGCCATCGAGATGCTAGGCAACCCGGTGCTCAACGGGCAGATCGCCCTCAACGAGACGGCCGTCCGTTACGACGTCCAGATGCGCCCCGGCGAAGCCCGCCTCTATGGGGCGAATGGCCAGTGCGTTAGCATCACGAATATCGCCGTCGACGAGTGACCCCGCATGCAGCAGCTCCCGCTGCCGCTGGCGCCTTTGGCCGCCTACCGGCAATTCATCGTCTACGTGCTGACGCCGAGCACGCGCAAGCCGGGGAAGCTGGATAAGCTCCCAGTGCACCACGCAACCGGCGTCGTGGCCGATGCGCACGACCCGGATCTGTGGACCGACTTCGCCACGGCCGCCGCGAGCGCTGCAGCGCGCGGTCAGGGCTATGGCGTCGGGTTCGTCTTCACCGAGGCCGATCCGTTCTGGTTCTTGGATATTGACGGGTGCTTTGTCAACGGCGCGTGGACGGATACCGCCCAGCAGATGTGCGCCGCGCTCGAAGGCTGCGCGGTCGAGGTGAGCGTCAGTGGCACCGGCATGCACCTCATCGGCACGGGCGCGGTGCCTGACCACGGCACGCGCAATGTTCCGTTGCATATGGAGTTCTACCATCGTCGGCGGTTCATGGCGCTGGGCGGTCGTGACGGCGCGATCGGTGACGCCAGCGTCGCCCCGCCGCGGCTGGCCGAGATCGTCACCACGTACTTTCCGCCGGCCGCGAGCAAGGGCGAGATCGACGACGAGTGGTGGAGCGCCGAGCCGGTGCCGGAATGGCGCGGCCCGACCGACGACGGCGTACTGCTCGATCGCGCGATGCGCTCGGCCTCGGCGCGCTCGGCCTTTGGCCAGGGCGCTCGGTTCGTGGATCTGTGGACCGCCGATGCGACCGTGCTGGGCCGCGTGTGGCCGCCGGACAACGCCACCGACGCCTACAACGCCTCGCACGCCGACGCCGCGCTCGCGCAGCACCTGGCGTTCTGGACCGGCAACGATGCGGAACGCATCTTGCGGCTGATGCAACAAAGCATGCTTTCGCGTCCGAAGTGGGAGCGCCCCGACTACCTGCCGCGCACGATCCGCAACGCCTGCAGCATGCAGCGCGAGTGGCTGATCGACGCACCGGCGCCCCTGCCGCCTACGACCGCCGCGGTGGCCCCGCCAGCGCCCGCCACGGGCCTCCAGGCGCCGCCGGCGCCATCTGCCGGCCCAGCGGTCGTCGCCGAGCCTGCGCAAGCCTCCGCGGTCGTGGATGCCACGTTCCTGACGCCCGAGCACCAGGCGGTGTTTTTCGCCGGCTGCGTCTACATCAAGGACGCCCATCGCGTGCTGCTGCCCGACGGCATGCTGGCCCGGCCCGAGCAGTTCAAGGCGATCTATGGCGGACGCTCGTTCGTCATGGATCGCGGCAACGAGCGCGTCGTGCGCAACGCCTTCGAGGCGTTCACGGAGAACCAGGCCGTCCGCTTCCCCAAGGCCGACACGACCTGTTTCTCGCCGAAGCACGCGGCCAGCACCATCATCCACGAGGGCGGACTGGCGCGCGCCAACACCTACGTGCCGATCGCCGTGCCCCGCGTGCCGGGCGACGTCGCGCGCTTCTGGCGCCATATGTCGCTGCTGTTCCCGATCGAGAGCGATCGGCTGCAGGTGATGGCGTATATGTCCGCCTGCGTGCAGCACCAGGGCGACAAGTTCCAATGGGCGCCGCTGATCCAGGGCGTGCCGGGCAACGGCAAGACGTGGCTGGCCGTGTGCGTGCAGCGCGCGATCGGCAAGCGCTACGTCGAGTGGCCCAAGGCCGACAAGATCGGCGACGGCTTCAACGCGTGGCTGGAGGGCAAGGTCTTCTACGCAGTCGACGAGATCTACGTGCCCGAAAAGCGCCTCGATCTCATGGAGACCTTGAAGCCGATGATTACCGGCGACGAGGGTATCCAAGTGACGCCCAAGGGCGTCGATGCGCGCTCGCGCGACATCTGCGGCAATTTCCTGTTCCTCACGAACCACCAGGACGGCCTGCGCAAGCAGCGCAACGATCGCCGCGTGGCGCCTTACTTCACGCCGCAGCAGACCAAGGAAGACCTGGCGCGCTGCGGCATGGGCGAGGCCTACTTCGCCGACCTGATCGACTGGTGCAAGGGCCGCAACGCCTACGCCGGCAAGACGCCCGGCTATCACCACATTGCCGAGCTGCTGTGGACGTGGGAGATCCCGCACGACCTCGATCCGCGCTTCCACGTTCGCGCGCCGATGACCAGCAGCACCGAGGACGCCATTCAAGCCGGCCTGGGTTTCGTCGAGCAGCACGTGGCCGAGGCCATCGCGCAGCAGGAGGTCGGCTTCAAGGGCGGCTGGGCATCGTCGACGGCGCTCGAACGCGTGCTCGATCGCATCCGCCGACCGATGGCGCCGGCCAAGTACCGCGACATCATGCAGGCGCTGGGCTACGACTGGCACCCGGCGCTGCCCAACGGCCGCGTCAACAACCAGGTGATGCCCGACGGTACGAAACCGCGCCTGTTCGTTCTGCGTGGCCACGCATCGCTGGCGCTCAACTCGCCGGCGGACGTGGCGCGCGCTTATTCCGCTGCACAGATGGAGGCCTGAGATGCCACCGCTCAAGCCTGACGTCTGTGTGCTGCAGGATCGGCTCGCCGTGTTCATCGGCGCCGACTACAAGCTCCTGTCGCTGGAGGTCGCCGACAAGTTCGTGCGCGATGCGCAAGGCGCGTTGGCCAAGCTCCGGCGGCAGGAGAAAGCTCGACTGCGCAAACTGCGCAAGGCCTTGGCTGGTTAACTGTCGCGCTTGCTTGGCTCATCACGCCCCGGTCACACTCAGGGCCATGAGACTCCTACTGCAGATCGCGATAGACCTCGACCGCACGACCCCGCCCGATCGCTGGCACCAGGCCATCGAGAAGCTGCCGCACGAGGCGCGCGAGGCGGTGAAGGCCTACCTGCACACGCACAGCATGCGCCGCGCCATCGAGCGCGAGGCGTTCGACCTAGACGCAGATCCGGCCTAGCCCGACTCGGGGCTCGACGCACATTTGGTTTTTGGTCTGGGCCAGCGCGGCTCGGGGCTCGATCGGATTTTGGATTCCGGGTCTATCGGGTCGGGGCTCGACGCACATTTGGTTTTTGGTCGTGGCGTAGTAGGTCCGCACGGCCTCGGTCAGCGTCGCGAAGGCCTGGGGCTGGCCATCGTCGGCGCGCAGCGGCTCCCCGTCGACCTCGCAACGGTACGGGCGGCCAGGCGCCGCGGCGAATATGTGCACGACAGGCATACGCGTTGCGTCCATTCCGTGAAAGCGGCCGCAGACTGGCGCCGCGCACGTGACGGCCGCGTCACGGCCGGCTCGCGCGCCGGCGCGTGCAATACCATGCGGCCGCACGTGCCAGCGCCAAGCGCTCCGGCGCTTTGCTGCGACGGTCCCACTGCGCCAGCACGTGCCGCCAGAAACGCGCCTCCCGCGCCATGAGGCGCCGGAATCGGATTGGATCGGATCGGCGCGTCACGCGGGCAGTACCGGGCGCGAGACATACGGCCGCGCATCACCAGCGCCAGGCGCGAGCACGACCGCCCATTGCTCCGGGTCCGCAGCGATGCGGAACGCGCGCACGTCGGCCGCGTCGCGGTTCAACTCGCGAGCCTTGCGCGCCATCGTGGCGTGCGCCGGCATGCGGTCGCACCGGGCGCCCGTGTCAACGTATCCGGCCGCGACAAGGCGCGGCAGGCTATGGCAAAGCATGGGTTTTGCTCCCGTTGTGAGTCACCAGTGCGCCCGGATGGCCAGGCGCACCAGTCACGCGCAGCGGATCAATCGCGCAACGCGGCCTGCAAAGCGAGCTCTGAATCGGCGCACCAGTACCCGAGAAGTCCGGGACGAATAACACGCGCCCAAGGCGCCGCGGTGCGCGCGACGGTTTCTAGATCGGTTGGAACAAAAATAACCATTGTCTCAGTCTCCCCGGCGCACGCGGCGCCGCTTGTGGATTGACCAACCGGCCGGCACAAGCGCCAGCGGCCCTATGTACGTGATGAATTGAAGCGCCGGCCCATGCTGGCGCACTAGGCGCGCGCGGATCACGGGCGCACCATCGCGCGGCAAAAGGCGCGCATGCGACGCGCCGCGGCCGCCCATTCATCGCCCCGGGGATTCCTCGCGCGCCATTCCTCGCGCGCTTGCGCGTATCCAGTGAGAAACGCGCGCTGTTGCCAGGTATCGCGCCGCGACGGGCGCCCCGGGAATAGCAGGCGCCCGCGCGCGTAGTCGGCGCGGCCGGCTCGAATGTAGTCGGCGCGGTTCACTTCAGCCGCTCCACGTCATGGCGGTTTGCCGCGCGCAACGCTTCGGCGCGCGTGGCGCGCAGCGCCGCGGCGAGTTGGTCAGTTGTCGACATATGGAATCTCCGCGAAGTGTTTAGGATGCGAGCGCAGAAAGCCCGCGATGATGGAAGGCAGGCGCGACGCATCCACGATGCGAGCACGCGGCGCCCAAATGCCGGAGTAGCGGAACCGATCCGGCGCGATGCGCCGGGCCTCTAGCCCGGTGTTGCCTTTGTTCGTCAGGTACTGGGCGACCACGTTAGCGCGCATCGTTCGGCGCCCCCGTGGCCACGCCGCACGCGCGCAAGATGTCGCACGCGTCGGCATTGCTCCAGCCTTCCCAGTGCGGCGCCTTGCCGTCAAGCGTGGCCGTCACATACTGGACAAGGCGCACGCGGCCAAGCGGCAACGCCAGGCGGTCAAGGTAGTCCGGCGCGATGCCCAGCTCACACGCGGCGCGCTCGCGCGAGCCGGCACGCGTGAATTGTTGGAAGCCGGCGCCGTCGGTTGCGCACCATAGCGCGATGCCGTGACCCCAGTACGCGCCGCCGTCATCGTATCCGCCACGGTCTAGGCGCACTTGGAACAGGCGCAGCGTGCGCGGCTCCACATTCTCCAGCGTGCCGGACGCGTGTCGTCCTATAGGTGCGCCGTAGCGGCTCGCGACCATTTCAAATTGGCGAGTCATCGTTTAGGCCTCCCCAGCGCCGGGCGTCCACGCGAAGCCGGCGCCCGTTATTGCAGCCTGAAAATCGGCGAGTAGGCCAGGCAAACGCGCCTCCAGCATCGCGCGCAGCTCTGCCGGCTCTGCCGTGAGTTGTGCGTCGGTCGCGTCCGGCCAAATAGCGGCATTGCGTGCGCCGTTCAAGTCGCGCGGTTTGCCGCTGCTAAACAACGTCGGGACCGCCAGAAACTCCACGCTGATGCGGGGATCGTTAAGCGCATCCGCCCATTCTCGCGCGACTTCGGAATCTTTGAACGGCGCGTCTGCCCATGATTCATCGGCATAGCCCACGAAGGTGTAACGCGGCGCGTAGTCATACGTTTCCCCGGCGCGCTTGCGATGGTGAACCGACTGCAAAAGAAACTCCCCGTCTGCGCGCGGGTCGCGGTATTCCGGCATACGCGCCTTGAGCCATTCCCAAAAGCTCTTTTTAATCCGGTGCGTAATGGGAGAATTGCCGATCTTAACGGCATGGTCCCATGACCAAGGCTCGCCGGCGCGCTTGCCGTTGTGGTCGCGGTCGCCGGCCAGGTAAACCGTATTAGCGATGTAATGCAGCGGCCCGTCAGTGCTGCACAAATGCCAATTAATCAGCGGCTCCAGTTCGGGGAAAATCCGCGCAATTTCGTCATGCATGCAGCCGCCGGCCGCAATGTCACGCCGGCGCCGGCTTTCGGTCGTGGTGATGTCGGCGGTGATCGAAAACGTGTTGTGCCCATTTTTGCAGTTGTCGTCAAACCGCATTTCTACCTGCATTTCTCCGCCGGCGCCGTAGCCTTTAATCGGCCGGCGCTCGCTTATCCATTTCTGCGTGCTCCAGCGGTTCACGTCCCACGCGTGCGCCGGATAGAAGCGGCCCGGAACATTTAGGACCGCGCCGACGTGTTCGTTAATGGAAAGGTTCATTGCGTTAGCTCCAGATGATTAGCGTTCAACATCGGCGAATTGTTCAAGCTCCGCGCGCACGCTGCGCACGTCTTCCATTGCATCGGCGAAGCGGCCGCCGTGCCTTTCCATTGCGTCGAAACAGGTAGCGGCGGCCACGTCGGCGCCGTGCGCCTTCGCGTCGATCCAACCGCGGAGCGCGACATGCCAGGCAGCACGCGCGAGCCGCAAATGGTCGAGCGCGTCGGCCTCTTTCTCGTCCAGCTCGCGCGCAGCGTTCCAGCGTTCGGAGTACTCGCGCTCGCGTTCGGCATAGATGCGCGCGGTTTCCGCGGCGTCGGTCGCGGCGTCTTCGGCGCTGTCGTGGATGGTGCGATTAATGACGATTCCGTCAGCATCGGACCACGTAATGTACGCCAGCCATTGCTCACGGCCGCCGCGTGCCGGTAGCTGGCAAACGTGCGCGTCGATCGTTTCGGACTGGTCCGCGTCGCAATACCAGCGCGTCTCTTTGGCGGCGTAGTGGCGGCCAGCCTCACGCAGCACGTCGGCGGCGTCTTTCGTGCGCAAGTGATCGAGCGCGCCGGAATCGGCATACCAGACTTTGCCGTCATCGCTGGCGCGGAATCCGCCGGCCGGCGCGTTGAAGCCCAGCCCGCTCGGCGTGATGTAGCGCTGGCGTTGCCACGTCGCATAGCCGGCCGCAAGCAATAGCGCGGCGCTTTCCGGGGAATGGTTCGCGCGGATCGTGGCCAGCGACTTTGCAGCCTTCGCGCGATAGTTGGCGAGACGGCCGCGGGCTCCGCCGCGTAAATTGTCGAATCGGCTAGGCATGGGTCAGGCTCCGAAGTGATGCGCGGCGGCCAGGCAGGCGGCCACGGTAGCAGCGATGGCGAGCGCGAGGCGCAGAATGGACGGCCATACGCTGCGCGGTTGCGGACGGGGAGCAACCGGCGCGGAGCATGAGAAAGCCGGGCGGCGGTTGCGTAAATCTTGGCGGGTCATATAGCTACCTTGGGTTTATTGACGGCGGCGTCAGTATAGCGTCAGGCGCGGCGGACGTGCAACACGTCGCCGTGCACGATGCCGGCGGCCTCCAGACGGCGCAGCGCTTCGGCCTGCGCATCGTCGGCACACTCCGCCATGACGCGCACGCTATGCGATGCCCAGCGGCCGCCCAGCTCCGCGCGCAACGTGACGTCATAGGCCACGCGGCAATGGACGTGCTCGGCGGCCGCTTCGGCATCTTGGATGGCCAAGCGCGCGGCGGTAACGGCGGCCGTGGCCGCTTCGGCGCGGTCGGCGACGTGCTCGCCGGCGACTGCCTGCGCCGCGTTGGCGATGGTGCGCAGTTGTCCGGCGGCGTGCTCGGCAAGCGGCAGCACGGCGCGCAGCGCGGCCAGCGTGGCGGATTCGCTGGCCAGCGCGTGCGATAGCTCGCGCCGCTTGTCGCAAAGCGCTTGCCATTCCGGCGTACCGGCCGGCGTTTCGCCCATCGCGCGCCGCGTGCTGTCTTCGGCATGGCCAAGCGCAGCGCGGCGGCCGGCTTCGGTAAGTGCAACGTGCCGCGTGATGACGGCCAGGCCGCCGACCTCGCTGCGGTCCGCTTCACGCGTGCACGTCACCATGCCGGCGTCTATCAACTCCACGACGGCCGGGTTAGCACACGGCACGTCTGCTGCGCCGGTGTTGGCCATCGTGGCGGCCAGGTTGAGAAACAGGAGATGCGCGCGAGCGCTAACGGTGGGCGTGTTCATGGTGTGCAGTCCAGTGCCCGGCCGTTGTGGCGGGCTTCGCTGGAGCTAATGCAGAGGCCGTGCCAACCGCAGCGAACCGCACAGCTGCGCCATTCCTGGCCACGATGCAGCGCGGCCAGGCCGTCGCGTTACGTCATTCCCTGCCCTGTTGCGTCACTTGTTGCCCGTGGGCGACAGGCCGCGCCGTGCGCGTCAATTTCTAAACTCAACGTTTAGTTGCGTTCAGTTAATCATCGTCAGGCGGCCAGGCGCACCGCGGCTGGGGGAGGGCGGGTCGAAAGTTCAGACGATCATCGCTGCGGACCGCGCGGGCAGCCGTATTCTCGCATCCTCAAAATGGGCACTTATGGCGAAAAGGCTGTTTTCGGCGCAACAAAAAGCCGCCCGAAGGCGGCTGCGCGGTGGAATGTTGCGTGTTTCAGCCCAGCTTGCGGGCCGCGCATAGCGCCTGGTACAGCGCCTCCAGCGGCGCGACGTCAGCTTTGTGCACGAGGCGGCGGAACATCACCTGGCCGTTCGAGGCGCGCGTCGAGGCCTGGCGGACGCAGGACGTGCAGCCGCTGTCGCGCGTGTTGCGCTTGGCCATGTGGCCGTGCCGACAGGGCTCGCCGGTGTAGAAATGCTTGCTCCCCATAGCCAGGGCGGTCTTGCGATCCTTCGGCAGCTGGTCGATCGGCAGGATCGCTTTCGGCTTCGGACGTCCGCGGGCGGCGATCTTCGAGCACTCAACGCAGCCGTTGTTGGCGACGTATCGAATGTTTCCGTGGCCGTGCGGACAAGGACGATCGCTGTCGTACTTTTTCAGCCCAGCTTGTTGAGCAGCGCTCCAGTCCATAATAAGTGCCTCGTGCAGGGATTGTGAAAGGCTTATCTCGGCGTAAGTCGCAGAGTCTGGGTATCCGGCAAACGAGGCTACACAAGGCCTTCACGAATGTCAAAGGCTTATCACAGAGAAGCCACGGTTTGCCGACAAATCTATGGTTGTGTGGTAAGGCTTATAAGTGCATAAGTCTTTTCACTACCCTATTCTATCCTATTAACTTTCTTTAGAGGTAAAGAGGTAAAGAGTTAATAGGGGGCCGAATGGTAGCCGAATCAATGACTTAGGATTGCCAAAGACTTACCTTACTGACACCCGTAGTTACCCCAACTCGAAATTGCCCTCTGGCACCGTGGATGACCCGCCGTTCACGTACCGTCGACCCCGCCTCCACCCGTGGTTGACCCCTCCGTCACGCCCCGTTGACGCCGCGTTAAGGTCCGGCTACGGTGTGCTCGACTACACCCGAGCCCGCCCAGGGGATGCGCGCCATGACCGACGACCTCGAAACGACCTCCACGCCGCCTCCGCTGCCGGCGAATGACGCCACCCGCAAGCGCCACGAGGCGTTGGCTGCGGTGGAACGCGAGATCACGGCGATGTACGGCACTCGGGTGCGCAACCTGCCCCGGTTGATCGCCGAGCTTCGAGCGCTGCTGTGAACCCGTCGCTGCTGGTGAAGGCGACCGGCTGCGCGCCGGACGTCGCCGCGCGCTGGGTCGGCCCGCTGACCGCCGCGGCCGCCGAGTTCGAGATCACGATGCCCAAGCGCTTCGCCGCGTTCGTCGCGGTCGTGGCGCAGGAGAGCGGCGACTTCCGCTACGTCCGCGAGCTGGGCAGCCACGACTACCTCTCGCGCTACGACGTCGGCGCGCTGGCGATGCGACTGGGCAACACGCCCGAGGCTGATGGCGACGGCGAGCTGTACTGCGGCCGCGGGCTCATCCAGATCACCGGGCGGACCAACTACGTCGCATGCGCCGCGGCGCTCTGCCTGCCGCTGATCGACCATCCCGAGCTGCTGGAGCAAACCGAGAACGCGGCGCGATCCGCGGCCTGGTATTTCCGGCGGCACGGGTGCAACCACTTCGCTGACATCGGCGACTTCCTGGCCATCTCGATCGCGGTCAACGGCAAGATGCCGGACGGCTACCCGCGCGACTGGCCCCGCCGCAAAGCGCGCTGGGATCTCGCGCTCAAGGCCTTCACCGGAGCCTCGGTATGAGCCCCGCACGCCGCGCCGAAGACAACGCCACGCCGTTCAACTGGCGCAACCTCCTGCAAGCCCTGTTGCTCGCAGGCATCCTCTGGCTGATCCGCAGCGTCAACTCGCAGAACGAGGTGCTGATCGATCTCAAGGCGCGCTTCGACAGCTTGACCGTGAACGCCAACCAGGTGCCGGATCTGCAGAAGTCGTATAGCCGTCTGGACGTCCGAGTCTCGAACGACGAACGCCGTCTCGACATTCTCGAATCGCGAACCGTTCGTGGAGGTGCCCCGTGATCGCTCATCTGCGCAAGTGGTTCCGCGAGTACATCGTCGCGACGGTCAGCCTGTTCCCGGTGGTCTGGTTGGCCACGCCGCAGCTGCAGACGCTCCTGCCGCCCAAGGCGGTCAGCGTGCTCGCCTCGATCGCCGGCGGCATCCTGCTGGCCAAGAGTCTCATCGCGGCGCGTAAGGCCCAGCAGCCGTGATCCGCGTCTACGTCGGCGCCGTGCTGCTGGTGCTCGCCGGACTGGGCATCTGGGTTTACGGGCATCACCAGTACGACGCCGGCGTAGCTTCCGTGCAGGCGCAGGACAACGCGCTGCGCGCGAAGTGGGCTATCGAGGTCATGCGTGACCAAGAGGCCAAGGGTGCCGCGCTCGACGCCGCGGCGCAGCAGTATCACGAGGATCTTGCCCATGTCCAAGAGCAAACTGATCGCACTCTCGCTAGCGAGCGCGCTGGCACTATCCGGTTGCGCCAGCGTTGGCTGTCCTGTACCGCCGAAGCAGCCGCCGCTGCCCGCGGTGGACCCAGCGCTGATGGAACCGCCGACCGGGGCGCAGGAATTGCGCTCGATCTTTTTCGAGCCGTCGACCCCCTCGTCCAGCGACAAGACGCAAAAATCCGCGGGCTCCAAGCCGCGTTGAGGGCCGATCGTGCCCACACGCCCGCCTCGCCATAAGCCACCTGGCTATCGTCGCACCGCGCCCGGCCCGGAGCCGCGGCCGCCGATCCGCAAGCACCAGCCGCGCGAGTCGGCGCACCGCCGCGGTTACACCCGCGCCTGGCAGAAAGCGCGCGAGGGCTACTTGCGTAAGCACCCGCTCTGCGTGCATTGCCTGGCGAAGGATCTGGTCGTGGCCGCAACCGTGGTCGACCACATCGTTCCGCACCGGGGCGACGAGAGACTGTTCTGGGATAGTGTTAACAATTGGCAAAGTTTATGTGAAAGCTGCCACAATCGGGCTACGGTACTTTTCGACGGTGGTTTTGGTAATGAGCGTAAGGAAGGGAAAACTGACGGCCGCTGGTGAGCCTCGGTGCTACGACTGCTCGCAGCCGGCAGCGCCAGGCCGCACTCGATGCGCCACGCATTTCGCCCTGTCCGCAGAGCGAGCCAGGCAATGGCGCGAGCGTCATCCGGACCGATTGCAGGAGCTTCGGCGGCAGCAGTACCAGCGCCGCCAGGAGGAAGTGAAGGCGCGTAGCCGTCAGTGGTCCGCGGAGAACCGTGAACGGAAGCGCGCGACGGGCAAGGCATGGGCGCTTGCGAACCCCGATCGGGTACTCAACAGCCGGATGAAACGCTTTGGCATTACCGCCACGCAGTACAAGCAACTTCTGGCGGACCAAGGCGGCGTTTGCGCGATCTGCGGCTCGGCCGATCCGAAGGGCCGAGGTCGTTTTGCGGTCGACCACGATCATGCCGCCGAAGCCTCCGGAGAGCTTGTCGTACGAGGGCTCCTTTGCAGCCCGTGCAACCTCGGCCTTGGGTACTTCTACGACGACCCCGAAAAACTGCGTGCGGCTGCTCGGTATCTGTCGGAGGCCGAGTAATGGCTCGGCCGCGCACGCCCAACAACGTCATCGCGCTCTCGACCAGCTTCGCGCACAACAAAGGGCGCTACGAGGATCGAGTGAAAAACACGCCGACCGACACCCGTGACATCGGCGAGCCGTTCGAGGAAGGCGTCATCTCGATCGCCGAGGCGTGGAAGATCGTGGTCGACCAGTGCCCGCCCGGCGTGCTCGCCGCGCGCGACCGCATCCTGGTCAACAAGGCCGCGGTGCTGACGATGGACACGCACAACTTCGAGGTCTGCTGCCGGCTGGAGGGCAAGTTCCCATCGGCGTTCCCGTTCTACATGAAAGCTGCGCGCGAGTTGAGCCTGCTGATGTCGAAGCTGGGCTGCTCACCGACCGACGCAAGCCGCGTCGCGCCCACACCTAAACCGGCTGCCGGCAATGCCTTCGACGACGACTGACTTTCCGCACGTCGCGAAGATGGACGCCTACATCGAGGGCGTCCTGTCCGGCAAGATCCCCGCGTGCAAGTGGATTCGCAAGGCGTGCGAACGCCATCGGCGCGACCTGGAGCACTCGGCCAACTCCGTGTGGCCCTATCGCTTCGACCCGAAGCTCGCGGAGAAAGCCTGCCGGTTCGTCGAGCGCTTCCCGCACGTCAAGGGCCGCTGGGCGCGCAAGCGCGAGCTGTTCGAGGCCGAGGGCTGGCAATGCTTCTGGTACGGATCCCTGTTCGGCTGGGTGCACAAGGTCACCGGCAAGCGCCGCTTCAACAAGGCGCGTTGCTACGTGCCGCGCAAGAACGGCAAGTCGCTGATGGTCGCGCCGCTGGGCCTCTACATGCTCACCGCCGACGGCGAGCCGGGCGCGGAGGTCTACAGCGGCGCGACCAACGAGAAGCAGGCGTGGGAGGTCTTCGGCCCAGCGAAGCAAATGGCCGCGAGCCGCCCGGACTTCTGCGAGAAGTACGGCCTGCAGATCAACGCCAAAGGTCTCGTCATCGCCGGCACGATGGCCAAGTTCGAGCCCGTGATCGGCAAGCCCGGTGACGGTGCGAGCCCGCATTGCTCGATCACCGACGAGTATCACGAGCACGACACCGACGACCAGTTGGCCACGATGGAGACGGGCATGGGCGCGCGCGAGCAGCCCCTGTCGATCGTGGTCTCGACCGCCGGCGACAACCTGGCCGGGCCGTGTCGTGACGACTGGCTAGAGTGCCAGCGCATGCTGGAGGGCACGATCGAGGATGACCGTCTGTTCGCGCTGATCTTCACGATCGACGCTGACGACGATTGGACGTCCGAAGTGGCGTTGCGCAAGGCCAACCCCAACTACGGCGTCAGCATCCAAGCCGACTGGCTGGAGGCGCAGCAGCGCGACGCGATCAACAACCCGCGCAAGCAGGGTCACTTCAAGACCAAGCACCTCAACCTCTGGGTGCAGGCGCGCGACGCGTACATCAACCTGGAGCGCTGGCGCAACACGGCCGACCCGAGCCTGGTGATCGAGCAATTCCAGGGCCGCCGGTGTTTCATGGGCCTCGACCTGGCCAGCAAGGTCGACTTGTGCGCGATCGAGTTCTTGTTCCCCGAGCCCGACGGCACGTTCGTGCGCTTCGGCCGGTACTACCTGCCCCGCGAGACCGTGGATGCCCCGGAGAACGAGCACTACCGCGGCTGGGAAAAGGAAGGCCTGCTCACCGTCACCGAGGGCAACCTGACCGACTACTTCCAGATCTTCGACGACCTCAAGGAGGCGGCCAGGGTCTACGAGGTCGGCGAGATTGCATACGACCCTCACAATGCTACGATGTTGGTGACGGCGTGCATGGATGAGGGTCTGCCGATGGTCGAGTTCGGGCCAACGGTGCTCAATTTCAGCGAGCCGATGAAACAGATCGAGGCGTTGGTCAAGGACCGCAAGATCCGGCACAGCGGCGACAAGGTGATGGAGTGGGCCATGTCCAACGTCGTCGCGAAGCCCGATCGGAAAGACAACGTGTTCCCGAACAAGGAACGCGCTGAGAACAAGATCGACCCGTTCGTCGCGCTCTGCATGGCGATGGGCCGATACATGGCGGGAGGCGAAGGCAACGACGACTTCTCTGGGTTTATCGCATCGGCGGTGGTCGCATGAACGCTCTCATCCTGGCTGGACTTCTCGTGCTCGGTGGCCTCGCGGTCATCGTGGCCGGCATTGCGCTGCTGGCCGGCGCACCGTGGGCGCTGATCGCGAGCGGCGTCGCGGCATTGATCCTCGCGCTCGTCATGCTGCGAGGGGTACGCCGTGTCTAAGTCGATCGCGACCTTTTTCACCCAGCTCGGCGGCGTGCTCGGCACCGTGGGCGCTGGCTGGTATCCCAGCGGCGCCGCGCAGGGCATGGCCCCCTTCCGGTCGGTCGGCTCCGAAGCGGGGCAGACGGTCAGCCCCGGCACCGCGCTGCAGCTCTCGACCGTCTGGGCGTGCGTCCGCCTGATCGCCGAGACCATCGCCTCGCTGCCGATCAAGCTCTACCAGTTCGACGCCGACGGCAAGCGCGTGGCGCTGACCTCCGGCTCGATCTGGCGCATGCTGACCTACTCCCCGAATGCGCTGATGACCGCCGTCGAGTTCTGGGAGATGATCGTCACCTCCCTGTGCCTCTGGGGCAACGCCTACGCCCTCAAGCAGCGCGTTGGCGGCCGCGTGGTCAGTCTCGACCCGTTGCGGCCCGAGTACATGACGGTGGTCCGCCGCAACGGCGTGCTGTCCTACGTCTACACACCGGCCGGCGCCGTGGGCCTGTCCACGATCGAGTACACCGCCGACGACATTCTGCACATCAAGGGCTTCGGCGTTGACGGCCTCGTCGGGCTCTCGCCGATCGCGATGGCCCGGCAGACGCTCGGCCGCGCGATTGCCACCGACCAGGCCAGCGGCAAGGTCTTCACGTCGGGCCTGACGGCGAGCGGTTTCATCAAGTACGAAAAGGCGTTTGTCACGCCCGAGCAGCGCGAGGCAGTCCGCGCCACGATCGAGCGTTTCACCGGCAGCTCGAACATCGGCAAGACGATGGTGCTGGAGAACGGCATGGAGTACGTGCCGATCACCATGAACCCGTCGGATGCCCAGATGCTGGAGAGCCGTGAGTTCAACGTCGAGGAAATCTGCCGCTGGTTCGGTGTGCCGCCGCAGCTGATCGGCCACATCAACAAGGCCTCGTCTTGGGCAAGCTCGCTGGAGAACACGACCCTCGGGTTCGTCAAGTTCGCGCTGCGCCCGTACCTTACGCGCATCGAGCAGGCGGTCATGCGCTCGCTCGGCATGGCGCCCAGCAGCGGCCAGATCAAGTTCAACCTCGAAGCGCTGCTGCGCGGCGACAGTGCGGCCCGCGCGGCGCTCTACGCCAGCTCCGGCCAGAACGGCTGGCAGACCCGCGACGAGATCCGTGAGCACGAGGACATGGAGCCGATGGGCGGCAACGCTGGCGTGCTGACCGTTCAATCGAACCTCGTTCCTCTCGACAAGTTGGAAGAAATGGGCGGCAAGCAGCCCGTACCGGAGCCAAGCAAATGAAAACCAAGTTCCTCTCCGTCCCGCTCGCGCTCAAGGAAGGCGGCCTCCAGCCTGACGGCACCTTCACCGGCTACGGCTCCGTGTTCGGCAACGTCGACTGCTACAACGAGATCGTGCCGAAGGGCGCCTTCGCCAAGTCCCTCAAGACCTGGGCCAAGCGTGGCGGCCTGCCGGCCCTGCTGTGGCAGCACAACCCCAGCGAGCCGATCGGCGTCTACACGAGCATGGTCGAGGACGATCATGGCCTGCTCGTCACCGGCCAGCTGTCGCTGGACACGACCCGCGGCAAAGAGGCCTACGCGCTGCTGAAAATGGGTGCATTGAACGGCCTCTCGATCGGCTTCGTGGCCACGGAATGGACGACCAACAAGACCTCCGGCGTGGTGACGCTCGACGTCATCGACCTGTGGGAGATCTCGCTGGTCACGTTCCCAGCTAACTCCGAGGCGCGTGTAGACGTGGTGAAATCCGCGTTGAAAGCTGGCACACTTCCTTCACTTTCGGATTTTGAGAGCTTCCTGCGCGAGGCAGGGTTCTCGAAAAGCGAGGCTACTGCGATCGCAAGCAAGGGTCTCGGACAACTGCGCCGGCGTGAGGCTGGCAACCAAAGCGACCTCAACCTGGCCGACATCATGGCCGTCATTTCAGGAGCATAACCATGAACGCTCGCAAGACCTTGGCGGCCGCCATCGGCGCCACCCTGGCCCTGGTAGGGCTCGGCAAGTCCGACTCGAACCTCGTCAAGCACTACGGCCAGCGTCCCGGCCGCAAGGATGGCGTGGATCCCGAACAGCTCAAGTCCGCCCTGGCCATCGCGCTGCAGCAGCGTGATGCTGACCTCCGTCGCCTGATCGAAAAGGCCGAGGCCGACATCAAGAGCACCGGCGAGATCGCCACCGAGACCAAGACCTCGCTGCAGAAGCTCTCCGCCGACGGCGTGAAGCTGCAGGAACAGCTCGCCGGCATCGAGCAGGAGATCGCCGCGCTCAAGTCGTTCGGCCAGGACCGCAGCCAGGCGCAGAAGTCCATCGGCATGCAGTTCACCGACGGCGACGAGTTCAAGGCGCTGCAGAGCCGTGGCGTGTCCGCGTTCAAGGGCACCATCAGCATGAGCTTGAAGGCGGTGACCAACGTCACCAGCTCGACTGGCGGCACCACCGGCGACGCCGGCGCTGCGGTCGCCCCGGACCGCCTGCCCGGCATCCAGGGTCCGGCGCTGCGCCAGTTCACCATCCGCGACCTGCTGCTGCCGGGCCGTACCAGCTCGAACCTGGTGCAGTACGTGCAGGAGACCGGCTACCAGAACAACGCTGGTCCGGCCGCGGAAACCACGCTCAAGCCGCAGTCCGACATCAAGTTCACGCTCAAGGACAGCCCGGTTCGCACCCTGGCGCACTGGCTGCGTGCGTCGAAGCAGATCCTGGCCGATGCGCCGATGCTGCAGAGCTACATCGACACCCGTCTGACCTACGGCCTCAAGTACGTCGAGGAAGCCCAGCTGCTGTCGGGCGACGGCACCGGCGAGAACCTGCTGGGCCTCATCCCGCAGGCGACCCCGTACAACGATGCGCTGCGCGTGGCGGGTGACACCAAGATCGACACGATCCGTCGTGCGATCCTGCAGGTGCGCCAGGCCGAGTACCGCGCTAGCGCGGTCGTGCTGAACCCGGCCGACTGGGCGGACATCGAGCTGACCAAGGACGCCAACGACCGCTACATCTGGGTCAACGTCGGCACCGGCGCGTCGCCGCAGCTGTGGCGTCTGCCCGTGGTCGACTCCAGCGCCCTGCCCGCCGGCCATTTCATGGTCGGTGCGTTCAACATGGCGGCCCAGGTGTTCGACCGCGAAGATGCCAACGTCTCGGTCTCGACCGAAGACGGCGACAACTTCGTCAAGAACCTGGTGACGATCCGTGCCGAGGAACGCCTGGCGATGGTTGTGTTCCGGCCGGAGTCGTTCGTCTACGGTCCGTTCGTGCAGGCCACCTGATCGACGTAGTAACCGCGGGGCGCCTTCGGGCGCCCTGCTTCTCTGGAGCGTGACGTGAAGCATCTGGTGCTCAAACCCTTCCACCTCGACGAGGCCGGGCGCATCGTCCAGCGCGGCGAGATCGTGACCTTGGACGACCAGGTTCGCAGCATGGATCTCTGCCGCCAGCCGGACGCGTTGCTCATGGTGCTGCCCGGCGAAAGCCGCTCGGCGCCCCAGAACCGGAACGCTGCTCCGCAGCGCCGCACGAAATGATCTATCACCTGACCGCGTGGAAGACCGGCGACATCGGCGGCGGACTCAACGCGGCCATCGAGCCCTTGCCGGATGACGCGTGGATCTGCGCGCGCGACGGCGACACCCTGTTTCTTACCCCGACGTGGGGCAAGTTGGTCGAGCAGATCGTCGAGCAGAACGGCGACGACTACGCGGTGATCGGTTGCATGACCAATCGCCTGCGCGCTCCCTACCAGCTCCACGGCGGCAAGTTGAGCGAGGAAGCCGACATCGGCGTCCACGTCCAGATCGCCCAGCAGCGCCAGCAGACCTACGGCGCCTCCGTGCAGGCCGTCAGCGGCCCGGTCGCGGGGCTCTGCCTGATCTTCCGCAAGGCGACGTGGGCGCGGCATCCGTTCGTGACGCGCTCGATCTACTTCGACCAGTTTTTCTGTGACGCCGCGCGGAGCAACCACGGCCGCGTCGGCGTGGCCCTCGGGCTCTACCTGTTCCATCTCTACCGTTGGGGCAAACCCAACCCTGTCGGCTACGTGGGGCACCTCTCGCCATGAGCATCATCACCCTCGACACGGCCAAGGCCCAGGCGCGCGTGACGCAGACGGGCGAGGATGAGCTGCTGCAGCAGATCCTCGACGCTGCCGAGCTGCACGCGGGCCACTTCCTCAACCGCAACCTGTACGCCGACAACAACGCGCTCATCGCGGCGATCGAGACGGCGGCGACTGCGATGGCCGAGGCAGAGACCGCCTACGCCGCGGCCGAGACGACCTGGCTTGCGGCCGACCAGACCAGCGTCGCCGCGCAGCTGGCCTGGGAGAAAGCCCAGCAGGATCTCGCCAACGCCACCGCGGAGACGCGGCGCACGTACAACGGCATGGTGCTGACCGACACGGTGAAGCGCGCGGTGATGCTGCTGTTCGCGCACTGGAGCGTGAACCGCGAGGCCGTGGTCACCGAGACCGGCGATGCGATCGAGCTGCCGTTCGGCGTGACCTCGCTGCTGGAGCTGGACCGCTCTCGGATGGGAGTCTAAGGCCATGCGCGCGGGCAAGCGGCAGCACCTGCTCTCGCTCCAAGTCAAGACCGCTGGCGCGGCCAACGCCTATGGCGAGAAGCCGGTGACGTGGACCGAGTTCGGCAAGGAATGGGCCGCCGTCGAGCCGTTGAGCATGACGTCGCTCGCGCGCGCCAAGGAAGCGATCTTGGCTGGCGCCGAGACGAACGTCGACCTGGTGGTGCTGACCATGCCGATCCGTACCGACGTGACGCCCCAGTGCCGCGCGGTGGAAGGCTCGCGGATCTATGACATCGTGGCCGTGCGCCCGACTAACCGTGCCGACGAGCTGGTGTTGATCGCCACCGTGGGCGCGAACAATGGATGACTTCACGTTCGCGGTGCCAGGCCTCGCCGACTTCGAGGCGAAGCTGCTGGAGCTGGGCACGGCCGGCGCGCGGCGCGTAGGCCGCAAGGCGCTGCGCCAAGGCACGAACGTCATCACCGCCGAGGCGCGACGGCTAGGCGCGGCCGGGCACCCGGCATTCCCGAACAAGATCACCGGGCGCATGGTGCGCTCGATCTACACCCACGACCGCGGGGTCATGGGCGACAACATCGTTTTCAGTGTCGACGTCAAGCGCCTTGCGTTCTACGCGCGGTTCGTCGAGTTCGGCACCTCCCGCTCGCGCGCGTATCCATTCATGCGCCCGGCGGCCGAGGGCAAGGCTCGTGATGCCGTGGACGCGATCGTCGCCGTGCTTGGGCCTGGGATCGAGCTGGAGTGGAGCCGCAAACGATGAGCGCTGAAACCGACGTCACTACCATCCTCTCGGCCCTCGCGCCGACCACGCCGTTCGCTTCGGCGGATGCCGCCGCGCGGCCGCGGATCACCTACCAGCGCGTTACCGGCAGCGACAACGGACACCTGGCCGGCGCCGGCCCGGAGCGGGTTCGTCTGCAGATCGACGCCTGGGCCGACACATACGCGGCAGCGCGTGGCATTGTGGATCAAGCTAAGTTAGCATTGCGTGCAGGATTGGTCGTCGGCTCCATCACGGACAATCCTGACGACTACGAGGCGGATACCAAGCTCCACCGCTGCAGTTTCGATGTCGCCCTTTGGCCTACCAGCCCCTGATCCCAGGAGAACGAGATGAAATACCTGACGCTGTTTGGCCAGCTCCTGATCCTCGCGATCGTGGCGCTGGTGACCTTCCCCCGCCGAGTGCTCAGTGCCACCGTGCGAGTCATCGCCCGCGTGGCGGCGTACCTGCACGGCAACCAGAAGCACTACGGCCTGCGCTACGGCTACAAGGCCGGCAACGGAGCCGTGACCGCCCAGGGCTTCAAGCTCGAAGTGTCGGTCGACGACGGCACGACCTACGTCGAGGTGAGCAACATCACCACGATCCCCGACGTTGCCGGCGAAGCGTCCGATCTGGACGTGACCAACCTGTCGAGCACGCAGAAGGAATACATCGCCGGCCTGCGGGATACGCAGTCTGCCTCGATCGAAGGCCAGCGCGTGGCCACCGATGCGGGCCAGAACATTCTGCGCGACAACGCCGGCGCCACGCAGCCGCTCAAGTTCAAGAACACCTACGCCGACGGCGCCATCCTCACCTACGCAGCCACGGTCAAGAAGTTCTCCGTGACTGGCGGCGTGGATGCCGTCGAGATGTTCAGTGCCTCCATCCGTGCCTCGGGTGACGAGGTGTGGACTGGCACCGGCGCCCCGACCTGATCCTCAACCTGGAGCATGCCCAGATGCCTCTTTTGAATCGCAACCAGTTGCTCGACGTCAACGACCTCCCCCACAAGGAAGTGGAGGTTCCCGAGTGGGGCGGCGCTGTCCGCCTCATCACCCTCGGCGCGCGGGATCGCGTCGAATGGGA